TTTGGCTCGTGGAATGTAGGTATGGTTTGTACAAATCACACTTACGCTAGCCAGGACATGTTTGATCCAGATGACAAGATTAGTGGCGGCCAAGGATTCATTTATGCGAGCTCTATTGTTGTTGCTATGCGTAAATTAAAACTAAAAACTGACGCAGATGGTAATAAGACTACAACAGTTAACGGTATCCGTTCAGCTTGTAAGATTATGAAAACACGTTATTCTAAGCCATTTGAATCAGTGCAAGTTGAGATTCCTTACACAACAGGTATGAGTCCACACAGCGGATTGGTTGACTTGTTTGAAGCTAAAGGTATGTTGAAGAAAGAAGGCAATAGTCTTGTTTATACAACTACAGAAGGTGAAGTAATCAAACAATTCCGTAAAGCATGGGATCGTAATGAAAAAGAAGGTTTGTCTATCATGATGGAAGAAATTTCTAAGAATGGTATGAAAACTGAAGCTACAGCATTAACAGAAGACACCGAGGAGGCATAATGGAAGAAGATTTAATCATCGAAGTATGGGATACATTCAGAGAATATGTCTCTGATAAAAACAAAGAAGTTGCCGCAAATCAATATATTGATTTTTTAATAGGCAAAGATGTTGAGTTGTCAGTCCTTCAAGGTTTGATGGGTTATGATACCCATCTCGACAATGCAATCCAGTTAGTTGTAGATGAAAACAAAGATGACGAAGAAGACATCGACGAAGAAGACTACGATTACGGCGAAGACATGGACTGAGTATGTCATGGTACTCTAAAGTAAGCAAAGACATATCATTTCTTCCTGACTGTATAGAGCACTTTTATAAAGAACTAGATTCTGCAAGGTATGAGGTTAAAATACACGGCAACGTAGAAAAAGCCTCAGCCCATTTACCGGGTATTGTTGAACAACGATTCAATCAGCTTCAAGAAATTGAAGCTGTTCTTGAATATTTGAATATCGAACTAAGACGTACCCGCAGTAAAGCATTCAAGAAATACCTAGAAAGCTATCAAAGGGCATTGAGCAGTCGAGACGTTGAAAAGTATGTCGATGGTGAAGCAGATGTAGTTGATATGGAAAAGATTATCAACGAATTTGCTCTGCTACGTAATCAATGGTTGGGTATTGTCAAGGCGTTGGATATAAAACAATGGCAACTGAGTAATATCATCAAACTTCGAACCGCCGGACTAGAAGACGTAGTACTGTAAACAAAAAGGAGACTTGCTCTCCTTTTTATTTTGTGTTATAATAACTTTATGTATATTGAAGACCTAATTATTGCCCTGGCTATTAGCCGCAATGTGTCAATGAATCCATATGATTCAAAATTGATATACAGTTTTCACGATCAAATATCACGTGGATCCGGATTTACAGAAAAACAAGAATTATTGTCTGTAAAAATTCTCAAAAGACAGGTATCAAAGTTAAATTCTATTTTTGGCAAAGATATTTTGCCATTTTTGGAAAATCCTGGATTCAGACTAGCTCGCAGGTTAGTGTCCTCATTCAAGCGCATCAGCGTACTAGAGCATCCTAACTTTGGAAAGACTATCAAAGTTGAATTTCCATTCAATGAATCCTTGTTGACAAGAATTAGAGAAGAAAAACCTAAACTAAACATGGCACAATGGGATGCAGAACAAAAATCCTGGATTTTTTCATTAGATGAGCGGTCATTGACATTTTTAGGTCGTGTTGCCATTGAAGAAAATTTTATAGTTGACGAAGAATTTGAAAATTATCAAAATCAAATTAGAGAAATTGAAGGTACTATTGAGCAGTACATTCCTATGTTATCATTTAATGACAAAAATCTGAAATTTTTGAATATTTCTGAAAAAATAGCTCAACCTACCAATACGAACATTATTGAAAATTTGTTCATGGCAAGAAAATTGGGAATTTTTACCTGGGACGAGACCATTGAAGAAACTGATGAGTGGAAAAATGCCGACCTGGCAGTTAGAAAATTCTTACAAACAGATCCCGGAGAAACTATTTCAATAAATTCGGAAGAAAATGGTATTTTTCCTCTCAACGATATTGTAAAATATATGTCACCAACATTATTTGTAATACCAGGTGGTAGTGAAATGGAAAAATTAGAAAAATCTTTAAACTTTTTAAAAGCCAATGACATTACCAACGAAGAAATTAGTGTGCTGTTTAGACTACCCAGCGAAACTGGTGAAAAATTCAATAATTTTGTGAGAGAAGAGAAGTTAAACTCTAGTATCAGTGAAAAAACTAAAGCAGTGTTTATTAGTAGTAAGGTTCCTAAAACAATCCTTGACAAAAAAATAAAATTTAATTGTGTAGTAAATTTTAACTTTTATAATATTCATTATTCTATCAAAAATTTACTAAATTGGCACCATAACGTGATCCATATGTTAGACAACAACAAAACAAGGACCTTAGATTTTGGCATCATGTAAAATTATTATCAAGGATGAAGTAAATGTTAAGATTGAAAATTTAGATCTTGATGCACGTAAGGCCTTGGTCAAAAAATTCAAGTATGAAGACCCCACCGCTCGGTTTAGACCAGCTTACAAACTAGGTCGATGGGATGGTAGTATCAGCTTCTTTGGCCTCGGCGGCACTACCTACATGAGTATGCTACCGCAGGTCCTTGAGTATCTTGAAGCAAAGAACTATTACATTGAATTGGAAGATCATCGACGCCCAACGGCACTAAGTTTCCCTGAAATTTCTGAGGAATTTTGGGGTGATCAAACGTGGCCCATAGGTCATCGATTTGCTGGAGAAAAGATTAGACTGCGTGATGACCAAGTTGAAGTTATCAATAAGTTTTTAGAAAACCCTCAGTGCATTCAAGAAATTGCCACTGGATTTGGCAAGACAATTACCACCGCAACTTTGGCAAAAATCTGTGAAAAATACGGAAGAACAATAACCATAGTTCCTAACAAGTCACTGGTTGAGCAAACCGAAGAAGACTTCCTTAACTGCGGTTTAGATGTAGGTGTGTACTACGGTGACAGAAAAAACCTAGACAAAACACATACTATTTGCACTTGGCAAAGTTTGAATATTTTAGACAAAGGTTCCAAGGAATTTGACGGTGAAGAACAACTGTTACGTCTAGCTGAATTGTTAGATGGAGTTAGTTGTGTCATGGTTGATGAGGTACATATGGCCAAGGCAGAAGTATTAAAGAATCTGTTAACACGCAATCTTTCTAACGCACCTATACGTTGGGGGTTGACTGGTACAGTACCAAAAGCAGACCACGAATTTCAAGCCCTACGTGCTAGTCTAGGGGAAGTTGTGCATCGTGTTAAAGCTCACGAACTTCAAGAAAAAGGTGTGCTCAGTGATTGCCACGTGACAGTAATTCAAACAGCAGAGTGGAAAGAGTTTGAAAGTTATGCAGGAGAATTAAAATACCTTGTCACTGACGAAACCCGTATGAATTGGATCAGCAACCTTATTAATGGTATTTCTGAAACAGGCAATACTCTAGTATTAGTTGACAGAATTGAGTCGGGTCAATTAATTATTAACAACATTCCAGACAGCGTGTTTGTCTCGGGCTCAATGAAAACTAAAGATAGAAAAGATGAGTATGACGAAATTAAAACTGCTACTAACAAGATTATTGTGGCGACTTACGGTGTGGCCGCTGTGGGTATTAATATCCCCCGTATTTTTAATATGGTTCTTTTGGAGCCCGGAAAGAGCTTTGTCCGAGTTATACAAAGCATTGGGCGAGGCATTAGAAAAGCAGACGACAAGGACTTCGTCCAGATCTGGGACCTTACGGCATCTACAAAGTACGCGAAGAGGCATCTTACAGAACGCAAGAAGTTTTATAAAGAAGCCAAGTATCCGTTTGAAATACAAAAAGTGAAATATCAATAATGCAAATTTTAACATTAGAAAACAAAACATTCTATTTGAATGACCTACCAGAGGAAGTAGATGAGGATTTAAGATTCTCAGTACTTGACAATAGTGATAATCAAAATCCTGATTATTTCTTCATTCCTCTTATCTTCCTTGAGAGTTTTACAGGACCAGCAGCCGTATTAAAGATTGGACCATACGACCTTACCATGCCATTAGATTGGTGTACTATAGTTGGTGATCCAGAAGGACCTGACATGGAAGTGCTGCCATTGACAAGTCTAAATGATCGTGGGTTTAAGACGTATTGTTTTAATCCTATCAGTGGATTTAGGCCGGAGTTTCATGAGATAGACATTATAGACATCTACCCAGATGTTAAATGGTACTTTCCTAAAATGAAACCTGGTCAACTTTTATGCACTCCACTAATTGGCGGCGACAAACCGATGTGTTCTTACTTTGTCAAAGAAGTTAGTCGTCAAAGTGAAATTGTAGATTACACTAAATGTTGGTAAATTATGGGCACACTAACTCCAGGCGCTACATATATCTATGAACGTAATGGTGAAGAAATCTACGCCAGAGAAGTTGGGGCTTCGGTCCAATCTAGAAAATTAGTCGGCTATCAATATCAAAACGAAAAAGATCCAAGGACTCCTGACGGGCGGCCGCTATACGAACATATAAAAGAAGATAGACTTTGGGGAGAGATCCGACGTGAAGCCCGGACAAACCCTGCCTTGCAAAAAGCCATGGAACAGTGTATAATAATATATCATCTAAGTAAAAACAAGGAAACAATAGATTGGCACCCGGTATGAAGTTTCATGGAATAATGGCGCAAGAAGTAATGCGTATTGGTTCTAATGGCAGTCTCGGTATTGGTACTAGTTCTCCAAGCACGAAACCCATTACACCCCTGTCAAGCACAACACTAGGTGCATGGGGAGAATGGCAAGAGATACAAAAACTTGCAGAAACTAATCCTGCTGTAAAAATTGCATTAGACAAATTAATGACTGTTTATCATTTGAGTAAAGATCATGGCAACAACAAAACCTAAAAAAGAACCAAAGAAAAGAGCACTTGATTTAACTCGAGTGTTGTCTGCCGTTGACAACAAGAATTATGAATTCTATGACAATCTTACAGCCGCAGAATTAAAAGAATTTAGTCCTTATGTATTGTTGAGATTTGTTAGTAGCGTTGGATCTAATGACAGAGACATACAAGAATGGTTTGTAGAAATGACCAATGAAATGGTCAATAAACACCATTGGACACTAAGCAAGAATCATGAAAAATTACTTTGGTTATTGTATGCCGCTGCCGGTGCAGGTATTAAGAGTTATCATCCCTATCTCCCTGCAATGAAGGCAGACTTTGACAAGTTTGAAAAACTGTTAGCTATCCTACATCCAACATATAAGATGGATGAGATTAAATTACTAGCCAGTGTAATGACAGATGAAGAAAAGCTAGAGTTATTTGACAAAATGGGTTTTGATAAAAAAGATAGAAAAGAATATCAATGATAGCACTTGTGGAGCAGCCTTTTATTTGTGTACATTGTAGCAAGAGTTTCATGAAAGAAAAAACTCTTGTTGCTCACATGTGCGAAAGAAAACGCAGAGCATTACAAGAAACTGAGAAGCGAGTGCAAGCCGGCTTCATGGCCTATAATAGATTCTATCAACTTACGCAAGGCAACAAAGTTCCCAAGAACTATGACCACTTTTGCAACTCTGCTTACTACAATGCCTTTGTGAAGTTTGGTAGCTTTGTCAATAATGTGAATCCACTGTATCCTACTAAGTTCATTGACTTTGTTATTAAAAGTGGTGTTAAGTTGGACCACTGGTGCAGGGACGAACTCTATGAACAGTATCTATTTGAAACTGTAAAAACTGAACCTGTCGAAGCCGCAGTACAAAGAACTTTACAAACAATGATGGAATGGGGTGATGAGCATAATGCAAATTTTGCACATTACTTTAACTATGTTAGTCTTAATAAAGCAGTTCATGATATTGTCAGCGGCAAGATCAGTTGTTGGGTTTTATTAAATTGCAACTCGGGCAAAGACATGGCAGGTAAGATGAATGACGAGCAATTAGCAATGATTGCACCTGCATTTGACATCAAGTATTGGTTAAAGAAATTTAAAGAATTTCCTGCAGATGTAGCACTGGTTAAAGAGATACTTGCCGAGGCAGGAGTCAAATGACTGTGATTAAACTGTTAGATAAAGACCCTAATGAAGTTATAGATATAGTCAAAGAACTACGTGCTAGCGGATTGGTACAGGGTAAAGATTTTGATTTTGCATTTCATCGAACTCGTTGGGATCCTATGATCGGTGATGTTAAAGGGTTTACTGATTTTATCTTTTACAAAGAAAAACTAGCAACCTTATTTGCATTAAGGTATGCTTCATGACAGGGTTTGCAAGTAAGCGGGCAATGTCTCGTAGTTTACAAGATGACATTTTAGATCATATGGGTAAAGAAATGGCTCGTGAGATTGATAAAGAACTTTTAGATGATCTTACGATTACTGTACTTAAAGACGAAGGGTGGACTGAGACTAAAATTAATCCTGCGTTTCCACCTATCGGAATGATGTCTAGCAGTTTCAATGAATGGTACAGCCAAACAGCAGAATGGATACATTTAAATGCCCAAGGTGACTATAAATTGCTAAAAGGACAGTGGTTGTTTAAAGACTCTAGAGATGCTACAATGTTTATATTGAGGTGGTCTTGAAACATTTTAAGTTAGAAAATACAGGTGACCGAGGTTGGTTTATTGGATCATTTCCGAAAGCCGCAGTTCAAACCGACTTAGTAGAAGTTGCATATACACCAGAACCTGTTGGCCTTATTAAGGCACATTATCACACTCGATGCACCGAAACAATATTACTCATTTCCGGAAGTGTTATTATACAAGGCACTAAATTTGTAGCAGGTGATATTATTGTGTTAGAACCTGGTGAAGTAAATGATTCTGATTATCTCGAACCGTCTGTGATCATCGGTGTTAAAACTCCTGCAGGCGCCGACGATAAGGTATATGTTTAAGTATGGAAAATATAAAAAGTTTTTGCGAGCAACATCAAATTCGTGTACTTGATACAAATAAACGAGCACATCGGTATCAGAGAATCAATATGGCGTATTTTAGAGATCCCTTGGATTTTAATAAAGTCTCGCTTGTGGATGTTGTAAATGATACAGAACCTTTATATACTGTAGAGATTGCACAAAGTGAATTAGAACGTATTGCAGATTTTGAAGCGCAAGTTTTTAACAATATGAAAAAACAAGGACATTACCAAATGTTTGAAATGCTTATGGAACAAAAAGAACAAGAAAAATATCTTCGAAACAAGTATCCAGCTGTAAATAATGCATACAAACAATACAGCCTAATGTTAAAATTAGCCGAAAGTGGAGAATTATATGATACCTAAAGTTGGAAGTAAATGGTGGAGCGGACATACTAAATCATTCTATGTTAAAGCAGTAGTAGAAGTAGAAGGCAAGACCTGGATATACTACGGTGAGTACGGATCAGATACAGAATACAGTTGTTATCTAGAAAGTTTCCTACAGAGATTTTTGGAGATGGCATCATGACAAGGTTAGAAGGATTTGTTGAAAAAGGTTGGGGTAGTGAATTAATATTCGCCACCAATGACAAGTATTGTGGAAAACTTTTAAAGTTTAATGCAGGTGCAAAATTTAGTATGCACTTTCATAGTGTAAAAGATGAAACATGGTATGTGCTAAATGGAAAATTTAAAGTCATCTGTATTAATACAGCCAACGCAACTCAGTACGAACATATATTAAATGAAAACGACACCTGGCATAATCCTCCACTATTGCCCCATCAAGTTATCTGTTTAGAAGCAGGAACACTCATAGAAGTTAGTACACCCGACAGTGTAGAAGACAATTACCGAGTTGCCAAAGGTGATAGTCAACTATGAAAATTATAGTCAATGGTACATTTGATATACTGCATCGTGGGCATGTTGAATTACTCGAATATGCAAAAAGTCTAGGAGCATTTCTTCTAGTGTGTATAGACACTGACGAGAGAGTAAAAGAACTTAAAGGGTTAGACAGACCTATTAATAATCAGAACGACCGAGCATTTATGCTTCAAGGATTAAAATGTGTAGATGCTGTATGGACATTTAATTCTGAAGAAGATTTAGAACGTATCTGTGAAATGTATCAACCCAATATAATGGTCAAGGGCAAAGATTATGAAGGCAAGCGTATTGTCGGTGCTCAGCATTGTAAAGAAATTAAATTTGTGGAACTAGTAGATGGATACTCAACAACAAACATCATTCAGCGTATTACTAATCGGTGATAGTTGTACTGACGTATATAACATAGGTACTGTAGATAGATTGAGCCCCGAGGCTCCTGTACCTGTTGTCAAAATTGTAGAAACATTTTCATTACCTGGAATGAGTGCAAATGTACACCGCAATTTAATAAACTTAAACATCGAAGCGGATTTTGTACATAACGATACTCCTATAACTAAAACTAGATTCATAGACAAGCGATCAGGTCAACATTTGCTCAGAGTAGATGATGAAGATGATGTTGTTCAATGGTCAGGAAAACTTCCTAACTCATTAAACTCATATGATGCTATTGTTATTTCAGATTATGACAAAGGCTTCTTGACCTATGAACACATTGAAAGTCTTATCGAAAGTTCTATTCCTGTGTTTATCGATACAAAGAAAACAGATTTGGAACGCTTCCAGGGTGCGTGGGTCAAGGTCAACGAATTAGAATACAGCAGACTTAGAAGTGAGTGTTCTGGACTAATTGTTACACTAGGTGACCGTGGTGCCAAGGTCCCGCATTACAACTTAGAGTGTCCAACAAAAGCTGTTGAAGTTATGGATGTATGCGGCTGTGGTGATACATTTTTAGCATCATTAACTGCCCAATACCTATTTACAAAAGACATAGAAAAAGCTATAATATTTGCTAACGTTGCCGCAGGGATTACTGTTCAACACCGCGGTAACTACGCACCTTCATACGACGAGATTAGAAATGCCGGATATTGATATTGACTTTGCCGATAGAAAAAAAGTCCTGGATGTTATCCAGCACGTCCCTGCGGCAATAAAGGAAAATAGTACTTTTAAAAAGCACAATACTGGCGTATATTGTCATGCTATACCGTATAATCCGTTAACAGACACAGCCAGCATAGAATACAAAAAAGCCGAAGATAGAGGCTACTTTAAGATAGATTTTTTGAATGTAAGCATATATAAAGATATAAGAGATGAAAACCATCTTAAAACTTTAATGGAAGTAGAACCACTATGGGACCTTTTAGAGCAGGACGATTTCAGCAACTTACTATTTCACGTCAACGGGCACGGCTCTATCCTAAGACAGATGAAGCCGAAGAGTATACTCCAACTAGCGGCAGTTTTGGCTATGATACGCCCCGCCAAGAGACATTTGATTGGGGAGAGTTGGACTACGGTTATGGAGACGATTTGGACGAAACCCACTGACGGGGAGTACTACTTTAAAAAGGCTCATGCAGTGGCCTATGCTATGGCAGTGGTAGTACAGATGAATTTGATCTGTGAAGGTATCAGTTACGGCTACTCTTAACTGATCTTACTAATTGAATTGATTTTCTTTTTATACGTTTCTCAGCAATTTCGCTGAGATTGACTGTTGGCCCAAAGATTAATTCTGCATCTTTAGAATTAAACGTTTTAATAAAAGGCCTAAATACCTGCATTTCAGATTTTAAGAAAATGTTAATTGGTATTTTACGATTACTTTCCCACCACCAAATTTCACCCATTTCTAAAAATGCGGTACGTTCAGTTTCACCTAATATCATTGATAGATCATAGATGCTGGCAATATAATCATCAAAGTTGATAACGATGCCCACGTATTCTTTATCATTGGATTTAACGCAAGATATGAAGGGGAATTTTTCTTGAAACTGATCTCTCATTATTTTTAAATAAATACTCTTATGCAAAATTTACCAATCTATTTATATCCAAATACTCTCGCCGTTATATTAGATTTGGACGCAACTACTAGGGGAGTCAACCAGGTTATGTATCAACGAGACTTGAAAATACAAAAAGGGATTAAGAACCAAGTTCGAGTCCAGTTTAAAAACAGCGATCAGAAAAAGGTTGCAATTCATAATACCCAAACATTTGTGTTTAGTATGTTTGATGCTGTTAACCAACGACTAATAGTAGAGAAAGAATTAGATGTTTTAGATCTTGGTACTACTGCTACACGCGGTCTTGCCCTATTAACTCTCAACGAAAGCGATACTCTGGACTTGGATAGATCTAGCTATCAATATAGTGTTAAATTATTAGACTCCGATGGTAGTTATACTCCTGCATATTCAAATACTTATTATGGAATGGCCGGTACCCTGCATTTAAGTAACGATGTTAATCCAGTGCTAAAAGACAGCGTTTCAGTTAATACATTCAATCCAGTATGGAACGATGGAATTAGCCTGTATGAAAATTTCAGCGGTAATCTGTATGCAGATCCGGCATTTAATGGAAACTCAGCATTGCATACTGTAGCCGTTTATATGACAGCTTACAAAGGCACAGTTTACGTAGAAGCTACATTGGACAACACTCCAGACAGCAGTGAAAACTATTCTGTGGTTAGTACTTTGACTTATAACGGTTATACCGGAATTGGCTACGCTAACTTCAACGGAGTATATTCATATATTCGAATCAAGCACGTTCCTGCCAAAGGTCCTACTGATGTAGACAACAGAAATACTGCGTTCTCCGGAACACTTGACAAAATCCTCTACAGAAGTTAAACTGTATATGTGAATGATATACAATCTGCATTATTAGCATTACTGCCTCCAAAAAGAAAGCTGACCTCAGGTGGTTGGACAAGTTTCAATGCACCCTGTTGTTCTCATAGAGGTGAGCGCCGAGACGACAGGCTTCGTGGCGGCGTAAAAATAGAAAAGGACGGATTTGTTTATCATTGCTTCAATTGCGGATTTGCCGCAGGCTGGACCCCGGGCAAACTATTAAGTAAGAATACGAGAAACTTATTTCAATGGATTGGAATGAGTGAGATGGATATAGGAAAACTTAATCTGGCCACTATGAAGATCAAAGATGATCAGCCAGTACTTAAGAAAGCATTTAATCTAACACTACTAGAACGATCCTTGCCCGAAGGAACAATGTCTGTAATGGAGTGGATCAATACTGGATACTTGCCTGACGTAGCAGAAGACATTGGTAAAATAGTAGAATACATTCTAGGTCGAGGCATGGAACTAGAATGGTATAACTGGATGTGGAGTCCTAGCCCGGGATATAAAGATAGAGTAATGATTCCTTTCTATCAAGACGGTAAGATAGTAGGCTATACAGGAAGAAAAATCACTGACGGGAAACCAAAGTATCTAACAGATAGTCAAAGTGGTTATGTGTTTAATATTGACTCACAAGACTACAATAGAAAGTTTGTTATTGTGACCGAAGGTCAGTTTGATGCCATTGCTATAGATGGTGTTAGCATAATGACCAATGAACCTAACGAAGCTCAGGTTGCTAGGATAAATGCTTTAGCTAGAGAAGTAATTGTAGTACCCGATAAAGATAGACCAGGCGCAAAACTACTCAAAGCCGCAATAGACAACGGCTGGAGTGCCAGTTTGCCGCCTTGGAGTGAGAATATCAAAGACGTTGCAGATGCAGTACAAAAATACGGGCGCCTGTACGTACTAACCACAATCCTGCACTATAGAGTGTCGGGAGAGATAAAAATAAATCTAATGAAGAAAAAACTAGAAGCACTAAAAGATGAGTAAAGAAAAAGCACCTAAACCAAATTACAACTACGACATTCAACGACTGTATCTCGAAATGTTTATGAGCGACGCCGAGACATTTGTCCGCTGCCAAAACATTTTTGATCCACTAAACTTTGATCAACGACTGCAAGACATTGCTACATTTATTACCAAGTATGTAGATGAATACAAGGTCATGCCAGAGGCAACAATTGTCAATGCCAGTACAGGAGCAGACTTAAATCCTGTACAGTTGCCCCGAGAAAATTACGACTGGCTAATGAATGAGTTTGAAAACTTTAGTCGACACAAGGGCTTAGAAAGAGCCATTATTGATTCTAGTGATCTATTAGAAGCAGGTGACTACGGTCCAGTTGAGAAACTGATCAAGGATGCTATTCAGATCAGCCTAAACAAAGACATGGGTACAGATTACTTTGAAGATCCTCGGGCACGTTTAAGTAAATTGAAAGATGGCAACGGGCAGATTAGCACTGGCTGGCCCAGTATTGATAAGAAACTTTATGGCGGATTTAACCGAGGTGAGTTGAATATCTTCTGTGCAGGATCAGGCGGTGGTAAGAGTTTGTTCTTGGCTAATATGGGCGTGAACTGGGCATTGCAAGGACTCAATGTATTGTATCTTACATTTGAATTGAGTGAAGGTCTAGTATCCATGCGTTTGGATTCTATGATGACAGGTATTAGTACTCGTGAAGTGTTTAAGAGCATTGACGATGTTGAGCTCAAGGTTAAGATGCTGGGCAAGAAAGCGGGTCACCTGCAGGTCAAGTATATGCCAAGTGGTAAGAACTGCAACGATATTCGTGCATATCTGAAAGAGTATCAAGTTAAGAAAGGTTGCAAGCCCGACGTTATTTTAATTGACTATTTGGACTTGATGATGCCGTTGAGTGTTAAAGTTAGCCCCAGTGACTTGTTTGTCAAGGACAAGTATGTATCGGAAGAGATTCGCAACTTAGCCATGGAAACACAATGTATCACGGTTACAGCCAGTCAGTTGAATCGAAGTGCAGTTGAGGAAATTGAATTTGATCACAGTCACATCTCGGGTGGACTGAGTAAGATCATGACAGCAGATAATGTCATAGGTATCTTTACTAGCCGGGCTATGAAGGAACGTGGACGTTATCAAATCCAGTTTATGAAGACACGCAGTTCTAGTGGTGTTGGACAGAAAGTTGATCTAGAGTTTAACGTAGAAACACTACGCATCACTGACCTAGGTGAGGATGAACAAGATGGTAGTTTCAATCAACAACGTCAGAACAATGGAGGGGGTAGTAGTGTGTACGCAGGACTAAAACGTACCAGTGCTATTAATACAGC